GACCACTAGTATATTGATTAGCTCCACGAGGGTTATTACCGCCTTTTTCCTCCCGTGCTCTTTCATCTTCTTTTTGCTCCGGCTCATTAGCTACCGTTTGGTTTGGATCCACCACTCTTGCCGGATTAGTTTCCTCAGCGAATTCCGTATCTTGTTGAGTATTAGGTTTTTCATTTGGGTTTTTAGCCATTTTAAAGACCTCCTCGATTATTAATAGCTTGTTTTCCTCGAATAGCGAAGATTATTTCTGCTTTTGTCATGCTTTTATAACCGCTTACTCCGATATTATTAGCAATTACTTTTAATTCTTTCAGAGTCATCGCCAATAATTCTTCTTCGGTATAATCGGTACGGGCTACATCCAATGGAGGGGAAAGAGTAGGTTCATTATTAACCGTTCCTTCTACTGGCTTTGCTAACTCTAGTCGGATATATTCATCGACTCGGTTTTCTGCACAAGTAAAAATATCCCCTTGAAAAGTTAACTGGGCTCCACCTAAAGAAAACGTCTTTAAGGCTTCCATTTGCATTTTTAAGTCACCTCGGCTTGTCTAGTATTCATAAACCAGAAAGAGGGCTAATTGCCCCCGTTCTGTGGCTTAAAATTATACCGCTGCTGTAAATACTCCCTTAACGAAAGATTCAGGGCGATAAACTGTAAGAGCAATACGCTCCTCGGCTAAAATCGCTAACATATTCTTCGTAAAGTAGTCTGCGTGGTGCTCGGAAATACGTACATTCGCTTGCTCTCTATCCCAAATCTGAGCTCCTAAACCAAACGCTCCAGTTAAGAATTCTCCCTCGTGCATACCAGTAGACTGAACGACAGGAACTCTCCATAAACGAGCTTCGCCTCCGCTAACTACATTTACCCAGATATAATGACCGTCTGTGCCTTTAGCGAGTTCGATATCTTCCCAATCAGAAGGGTGAAGGATAATTCCAGTAGCAGGATATCCGGCTAAAAGGGAACGAGTATACGCACGACGAATGTGATCAATTCGAGTATCGGCTCCTACAATTCCTCCATGATTTTGGATATTAGGATTCGTCATAATTCCGGCAATATTATCGCCTACTCCAGAACCGTAAAGAATCTGAGCCTCTTCTGTCATTTTTAATCCATAAGTTAAGCGACCATCAATATAATTACGGAGCATAGGAGCATCAGCGATAATTTGACGAGTAGCCGGAATAAAATGGGCAATAGTTTTTACGGAAGCCGTTTCGATATCGAAAGTAATATCTGATTGGGCTTTTAAGCTCTTCTCAGGTGCGATGGCTGAATTATTTACGAATCCAGTTTCGAGGATATACTCAATCGCATTAGAAGTAGTCGTTTGAACATTTAGGATATCTCGAATCCGTAAATCAGAATCAGGAGTTTGGATCAATCCCATTCTTTCGGTTCCAGTGAAGTAACCACCGCTTGGGTCAGTAGAATCTAAATCCTTAGTAAAGAAAGATTTAATTCCGATACGGCCTGTAGGCTCTCCATTAGATTTTGTATAAGAATCATGCTCGATAAACTGAGTTCCGATGGATTTTGGACGTTCTCCCCCACCGAATCCTGGGCGATTCATTTTAACTTCGAACTCTTTATACTTATCGGTGATTCCTTTTAGTTCTGTTTCATAAGTAGTAATTTTGGTTTCGATAGCTTGAAGACTTTTAGCCGTTTCTGTGCTAGTTCCTCCAAGAGTTCTCATTTCGTCGGCTTGTTGGTCTAAAAGGGTCTTTAAAGACTTCCAAGAATCCGAGAATTCAGTTTGCAGCTTTTTTAAGTCGATTTGGTCTTTTGGGTTCGGTGGAGTAGCTCCTCCGCCTCCTAAATCCGCAGAAAATAACTGAAGATTAAGAGGTAAAAGCATTTTATAAAAGTTCATTTCGTGCCTCCTATTTTGTAGCCTTTCATTTCGGCTATGATTTCCTTAAAAGGTTCAAACGAGTGAAGATTCTTCGGCTCGTCCTTTCCTTCTACTTGGGCTAATATAGTTTGAAGCGTTTCTACCGCACTTTTTAGGGCTTGAACATTCGCTTTATTTAAAGCTCTTCCCTCTTTAAGCATTGTTGCCATTAAAGGGTTGGAAAATTCTTTCACGAGGCTATTAAAGTGAGTCTTGACCGATACGATATCCGCTTGAGGATTCATTGGGAAAGTTACCGGGCTAAATTCATAAAGAACTAACTGTTTTAAAAATCGAGTAGAACCATCCTCGCTTAAATCGTCATCGACTACATCGTAGCCTATACTCATTTGGTCCACTACTTTATCTTTCATTAGCTCTAGAGCTTCGTCTCCGAGCCGTGTCTTACTGATATAGCCCTTTACATAAAGCCCTTTAGAATCCTCCTCCATATGAGTGGGAATTCCTAGAGGCTCATTATGTTGCCAAAGAACTTTAATTTTGTTCCGTGGAAATCTCTCCATAATGGTTTTTTTAAAAGCTCCCGGAATGATTTGATCCCCTCCGAGGTCTTTATCCCATGTCGAAGCGTAACCCTCGAATGTTCGTAATGAGGAATCAGCTTTATATTCGAAATCAATATTTTTTAGTAGCACTATAAATCCTCCTCGCCTTCAAAATGGTGTAGTATCACGCAACGGCAGTTTATATTATCGCCAGTAGTCTCCGTTTGGGTATATTCGCCCGCATACATAAGGCCGTTAGAGAAAGCCTTTCCTAGAGGAGCCTTTTCTCCGTGTAAATCCTTATGAGAATCCCGTACCCTGTCATCCAGACTCGTCCACCATTCACCGACTAGCTTCTCCCCTAATATTTCCTCCGCTTGCTTTCCGGCTGAATATTGAGCGAAACCTAACGCATTTTGAGTTTCAGTTCTAGCGATTCTATAGGCTCGGTATCGTGAAAATTCTTGAAAAGTATTCTTAATATTCTTCGCTAGGTTATCCATGGTATCGTTAGAATCCTGAGCCTCTAAAACTAGAGCCCCTATGACTTGCCTCGTCCAATCACTGACTAGAGTAACCTTCGTTCCGGCAAGCTCTATGATATATTTCGTAATATCGGCCCTATAAGGATTAAAGAAATCCCTCCACCCTTTTTCCTCGGATGGCTTATAGCCTTTAGTTATATTTAGAAAGTGGTCTTTTCCTATTTCAGCAACGATATTTTGATATGTGCCGTTTAAAAGTATTTCCCATTTCTTTTTATTAGAGTTAATCGCTTTCTCCCAACTTTCTCCGCTTCTAACTGCTCTTGCTACCGCTTCCCCTTCTGCCTCAAAGAGTTTAGCTGATTTCCTTGTAAGGTTAATAACCCATGAATCCCGTTTTCTATGTACGGTCTGTGCATAGCGTTCCTTTAGGGTTTCGGTTCTTAGGTTATGCCTTTTTAAGCTCTTTTTGGGAGGAGGATTCGGCTCGTTAGGATTAACCTGTGGGTTTGGATCCAAAACTTGAGGCTCAGGAGGAGCTAATAAAATATCCGTAGGCATTAATCCGCTTGGAAGATATCCCATATCGCCACCTTCTATATCATCGAATCCGAGCTCCAATTTTTGATTAATCATATTAAAGGGAACTCCCATGGAAAAAAGATTCTTAGCCGTTTCGATTTTGTCCTTAATATTAGTCTGGAGTGCATCCACATTAGAGATATCATAAGAAAGCTCGAATCCTGTACCGAACTCCGGAGTTAAGCTCTGATTAAAACAGTCCTTTATGTCCTCTAGTAAAGGGATAATCGTATCTACCCAAAAGATTTTACGAGCCGTTTCGATATTGTTATAGGTGCTATTTTCTAGAATTCCAATCATAGGAGGAGGCACTTGGAAAATGGAGCAAATTTCTTCCCTCGTGAACTTCCGTGAATTTAAAAAATCTAACTCCATAGGGGAAAGGCTCATTTGCTCCCATTTAGCCCCGGCTCCGAGAATCCACGGAGTATGTGCGTTATTCATTCCTTGATGTTGCTCTCTAACCATCGCTCGTGCTTCGTCCCATTGGTCTTTAGTAAGTGGGTGCTCGAAAGTAAAGACTCCATCCGTAATTGCTCTATTCTGCAGCGAGAGTTTTTGAAATCTTACTGCCTCGATATCGCTATCTACTGCCTTTGCCCCGGCCTGTAATGGAGAAAGCCCCCAATAAGGATTAGAAGGGTCGTTAAATTTATTGTGTAAAATATCTCTCGGTGCGAAATTCTGAGTAACTCCATCCAAGCTATATTCATATCGGTCAATAAACTCCTTTCGAGAAGGAATTACTTTTATAGCGTCTGGTGGTAACTGCCATAATTCAGCTACGACATTCCCTCCCCTGACCTTCGTAAAGACCGCATTACCGCCTAAATATAAATGCTGAACCATTCCCACCATTAAGTCTTTACGGCTATGAAAAGGGGTCGGCTTGTCTACGAGGAGTTGGAGTGGATGATTTTCTATAACTGTCCAATCTCCTTTAGAATCTTGCTTATAGCAGTACCACGGCACAGAAGCCACGCTACGGGCTATTAACTGGACACAGGAGTAAACATAGGTTGAGGCTTTCATTCCCTCAGCGATAGCCTTTTCTGTGCTCCAAGTATTAAATTTAGCGTCCTGTCCTGTCTTCCAACTAGGGAGGAGCTCACTAAAACGTTTCGATTTCTTTTTAAAAGGCAAAAATCTCATTTTCGCCCTCCTTTTCTATTGAGAACTAAAGCTCTCTTTTATCTCGCTGATAATTTCTCTTTTAGATTCTCGGAGTTGCTCTTGAAGTTGCTGAAAATCGAATTTATTCTGCTCCTCGATTACCTTCATTTCGGCCCTTAAAATATTCTCATTATCTTTTACGGCACGGTTAGAAAGTTGCTGAAAGATTAGTCCTAAAATGACTGTCTCAAAAAGAATGCTAATTCCGATTTCTACTAAAGAAAAAACAATGTCTTTAATCATAGCCTTTCCCTTTCGCCCTCCATATTTCTTGTTTGACTTCCTCAATATCGTTATAAAATTCCTGACTTTGTTCTTTTAGGAGCTTAGTCGTATTCGCTTTTGATAGCATGGTCACGAAAGTAATCATTACGATGATAGTTAATACATTAAAATTCTCTAATTGGCTCAATAACCAATCTTTCATCGCTTTAATTCCTCTATTCGTTTTAAAATCATGAGAGTTCCGATTACGGCACTAATCCAACCGAATAAATGAGAGATAAAAAAAGCCTTTTGATAAAAAGGGCTAACGATTCCTATTTTCTTCAATATCCTCACCATATTTCTTTTTATAGTCTTTAACCTCATCGTTATATTTAGGCTTATAGTAGGCGATTAATATAGACTCTAAAAGCATTTCTAATAAAGGATTCGGCTCTATAAAACAGTCGATTATTTCTACCTCGTCGATAAAATAAGAGGTATTCGTTTTACCAATTTTGTGGCTCCGTATTCTTTTCCTCATGTTAGAGGATTTTCCGACATAAACGATTTCGCCTGTTCTATCGTGCATACGGTAAACTCCACCATTTATTTTTTCTTCGCCTGTAAACTTTTTGAACTCCATTTCTTTTATTAAATCGAGATTTATTAGGTTCTCTAGTTCCATTTATGAGGCTCCTTTTCTTTAGGCTCTTCCAATCATAAATCCGAATACCGCTTGCCATCTGGTTAATACCTGAGTCATAGCATCCACTTGGTCATCGTGCTTCCCTTGAGGAAATTGAAGGAGCTCTTCGATGAAATCATTTATCCAAGGAGCGATAGAAGGATGAGGCAAGTAAATATTTCCGGCCTCCCATTGAGGAGAGATAGCCGAGGCTCGTACTTCCTTTCCCCCTTTAGGCTCTACTGGAACCATGCCCATAATTTCGTTTTTAAGATAGTCGATAACGGCTGTTCCGTTTGCTTTATCCTCTATTAGCTTTAAGTAGGCTTTTGGATATTTAGCAGAGAAGGTTCTTATCGCTGATACTGTAGCCGGAAAGCCCATCCGTTCCTTGATTTGGTCTATGAGATATCTATTAGCTCCTGACTTCCCCCAACATTGGATGACACAGAAATCGGAGCTCTTTTTATCTTTAAATGAAGCGTCAACGGATAAAGCCATTTCTTCGAGCTCCGGTAGAGCCTTATAAAACTTAATCCATTCTCTTCGAAAAACGTCTCCACTTTCCGGGCTCGGTCTTTGCTGAAAAAGAGAAGTCCAAGTTTTGGATCCAACCTCTATTTGTTTTTTTTGAGCCCACTCTAAGTCATAGCCAAATTCGGGCCAAAGTGGTTCCCCTTCAATTCTTCCTAGAGGGTCGTTTTCTTCTGCTAATGCCGATAAAGAAATAACTTCCCATTCTCCGGGCTCATTCGTTAAAAGTC